AAAGTAAACATTGCACTTGGATCTACTACAGCGGTAACAGGACAAGACTTTATTAAAGATCAAACTTACAATTCTGCATTGTACGGTTTTTTCAAAGATGATGAAGTACTTCCAAGAAAATCTTCTGTAAGGAGACAAGGCGATGAAATGGCAGGGCCTTTATATTTGTCAGATCATCCAGGGTATCTGCAAGGAACAACAGGACCAATAGAAGATAGACAAGCGGCGACAAAACTTTACGTTGATAATTCATCTTATGCAAGTACAACTGATTTATTTGTAACCAAGCAAGGTGATGATACACAAAAGAATACCCCTGTTGGTTTTGAAGGACGTGGATTAAGTTACGCTTTTGGAAGTTTAAAAGCGGCGGCTATGAAGGCACAGGAGATTATGGAGTCAGCTCCAATAGAGCCAGGTGCATACAAACAAACAATTACATTTAATGACGGTGATGGTATTTCTTTGGTAACGGCGGCAGAAACAAAAACACCAAATGCCGCGGCAAAAAATGCGATTACATACCTACAAAAGAATAAACAGTTTATACAACAAAGTGTTGTTGATTACGTGCAGGATTATTATCCAACACACGATTTTGCGGCCACTAACGTTCAGAACCCAAACGCAGAAGCACTTCTATTTAAAAATAAAGCATTTATACAAGAAGAGGTCACTGCTTGGATCAATTATCAAATCAATACAGGAGCAACTGTAACCTATAGTGATGGTACCGCAAACTTTACAGGTTTTAAATACAGTTCTGCTAAATGTAAACGTGATGTTGGTTATATTGTTGATGCTTGGATCAACGATTTATCCAGAGGTGGTAACATAGAAACAAGAAGAGTTGCCGCAAGTTATTTGGCAGGAAATATTAATGCTGTCAAAGTTAACAACGCAAATCAAAATAACACCGTTGACCAAATCGCACAAACAAATGCCGCTCTGGAATTTGCTAGAGACTTGGTACAAAACTATGTTTTAAAAAATATTGTTTATCCTACAAAACAAGGATACTTTCAAGTAACAGCAACAAACTTTACTGCTAACAGTTTCCAATTTTACATAGGAACTAGTTCATATGCAAATTCTTATGTGAACGGAGGAGTTGTACAAAAGGCAGATGGAACAGATCTCGTTGTAAACAATTTTACTTATGATTACACAACTGGTATTGCAACAATTACTACCACTACAACGCATGGATTGAGTATAAATGATACAGTTCAGGTAAGTGGTATTAATGTTTCTTGCACATATGACGGTGTAGTTACAAACAAAGTTTATCCCGAATTAACTGCACAAGCTAATGCAGGTACGTTTACAGTTGAATCAGGAGCCTATCATTCCACAGGACCTACTGCAAGTACTTTTGACATTTATGTAGGACCTTCGAAGTATGCACACACATACGTAAGTGGAGGTAAGGTTTACAAAGGACAAGCATTCCTTACACCGACTAATGCAACTTATGATCCTGCGACAGGTGTAATGGTAGTAACTGTTGGTTCACACTCATTAACAACTTCAGATGTAATATGGATTAAGCCTTATGGTATCACCTTTACTTGTGCTCAAGATAATAATGCAACCCTTCATCCATATCCTAGATCTAAGGATCCTAACTATGGAAAACCAATTCCAATAACGGCTGTAGATGCTACAACTACACACACCTATGTCAGTGCTTCAACTGATGCAATAGAATACTGGTCAAACAATTATGATATAACAGGATTCAGTTATAATAACACTACAGGTTATGCAACTGTAACTGCATCTGGGCATGGCATGTCTGGTGGAACAATAACTAAATTAGATGACATCCTAATACAATGTACACAACCAACTGCGGCTTTGAAAAAATATCCCGATGCATGGGTGGCTGAACAAGGAACTGGTGTAAGAGATGTAAGTGGAAGAGCAACTGTACTTACTGAATTGATAGTTTCTGTGATTGCAGGAGGCTTGACTCAATTAGCATCACCAGAACAACCAACTGTATCTAATAATACATGTGAAAGAGATTTAGGACTTATAATAGATGGAATGATTATTGACATTAGGAATGGAACCAATGCCAATTTCAATGCCCTACAAGCCGCAAAAAGATATTTTAGTACACCTAGTGGACAAAAAGCTAGGGTACAACAAAGCACACAAACTATTGGTGCAATTACCAAAGCAAAGTCTTATGTAGGATCAATATTAAACAATGTTGATTTGAGAAGAACTTCTAAACAATTTGCTGTAAACAGCGACAATCTAACAACAAACGCATTTGAAGTAACACTTGGAACTTCTACTGTTGTCCATACTTATATAAGTGGAGGCACAGTAACATTTGGAGCAAACCAATATCTAATAAGCAATTTTGCATATAATAACGTAACAGGTAAAGCAATAATTACAACCACTACTGCACATGGCAGAACAGCAGGTGATGTTGTTACCCTAGAAGATATAAAAGTGTCCTGTGAAAACGGAATTAAAATTTATCCTTCAGATCATTCAGGATTGATTCCACAATACTTAGACAGCAGTATTAATAATGTAAGCAACACAATTAAAAATGCTATTGCAAACCAATTTGATATTATAATAGACATTTTAACCAATGGCTTCACAGCAGTTGATACTTACACAGTAGTAGAAGGAAGCACCTATAGAATTAGATTTGGAAACGGTGGAGTAAATTATTACACAGATCAAGGTATTAACAGTAACGTTGATATTTTACCTGGAAAAATTATACAAGGTAAAACTACAGGAGCAAGAGGACGTATTGTAAAATATACAAGTGGTGTTGATCTAGGCAATGTAAATTATGATGAAGTAGAAGTTGTATTGGTAGAACCTAGAGAGTTTAGAATAGGTGAAGAATTAGAATACGGAAATCCAACAAACGAAAAACAAATCTGTATTCATGTAGAGTCAGGTGTGTACTTTGAAGACTATCCAATCAAAGTTCCTGATAACGTGTCAATTAAAGGTACAGATTTTAGACGTTGTCAAATTAGACCAGCACCGAGAATATCACAATCACCTTGGGCTAGAACTTATTTCTTTAGAGACAAGCTATTAGATAATTTACAGATCACTGACATGTATGGGCCTGATCTTGCAACTGCACAGAATGTTACAGTTACTGGTGATAATACACCAGGCGGTACAATAAAAGTAACGCCAGCTGATAACATTGCTCCTATTGTTTGGGACGGGGCTTGGTTCTATACTGATAGCGGTGCTGTTGGACTTATTTCTAATGCTGACGGCGGAAGCGATTTCAATGTCAAATTAACTATTGATACTTTGCCAAACTTGAATACAATTAATTCAGGTGAATGGCACATTAAAGCAACAAGGAATTATGGATATCACTATTTAACAGATCCAAATGATGCAACGAGTACTCCTAAGACAAACGATAAAATGGATGTATTCTTGATGAATGATGCTACAAGATTAGCAAATATGACATTCCAAGGACACGGAGGATTTGCACAAGTACTTGATCCAAACGGACAGGTTTTGATAAAATCACCTTACACACAGGTTTGTGGATCCTTTTCAGGAAGTATAAACAAACAGGCTTTTAGAGGCGGAATGTATATTGATGGTTTTGCAGGTAATTTAGAAACTGTGATTACAAGTAAAGATGATAACTTTACTCTAAATGTTCAATCAGTAGCAGGCACTGGTTTAAGAATAAGAAAACCTCAAACTCCTGCTCCGTTCTTCTTGAACGGTGTGCGTTACCAGGTAGATGCAGTATCTGAATATGATGGCGGAACTGGTACTGCTAAACTTTTAATTAATAAATTATCTAATGGTGGAAATGGTTATTCAGATGCTATTCCAGGTGGCGGTACAGAAATTTTTGTACAAACTGCGGGTAATAGAAGTATGTTGGCTAACGACTATACACAGGTCAACGATTTAGGTTACGGATTATTTTGTAATAACGCCGCACTTTCAGAACAAGTTTCCACGTTTACATACTACAATCATACAGCATTTATGAGTAACAATGGTTCTGAAATAAGAGCCCTAAACTGTTCAAATGCAAATGGTAATTTTGGTTTGGTTGCAGACGGCGCCGATCCAAACGAAACTGTTGACTCAGTTACATCTTTAAGAAACATGCAACAACCTGCAAAGGTTTACAATGATGCATCTAACACATATAGCTTAGGTGCAATATCTCATTCCGCTGGTGTATTTTCCGTACACGTTTATGACTGTGAGTATCATCCATATGCAAACAGCTTACTTGATGTTTATACAACATCTGGCGTCACTACATATGAAGTTACAAGTGTAAGTATACTTCCTGGTACTGGATCAAGTGCTGGACCAACTGGTAGAAAAGGAAGTAATCTTCCTATATACAAACTTGGAATAGCAGGTAGCACAGGATTAGAAACAGCAATTACCGGAGACTATAATCCTACTTTTAGTAGTGATCAATCTCCATTGGTAGTTATACGCATGAACAAAAATCATCTGTTTGATGATGTTGCTGGTGTAACAAGTATTAGACCTTCTACTGCATTAGTATTTGACGAAAACCCAGATCAAGTTTATAGAACAATTAGTTTTAACAACCAAGACGCAGATAACTCACAACTGGCCGCAGATAGGTTCCAGATTGTTTTTGATTCAGGTTTTAAATCCTTAAACTTGACACTGAGAAATACTGAAGCGGCACTTAATACGTATGCCGGCGGCGCTGGTCAAACAATGGGTTCACAAGCAGGTGACACAGTTATTGCAATTGAAAAGTTGACAGATGCTCAAATTACTAGAATAGGCAACGACGATATGATATTCTCATTCAAGGGAAAAACACATATTGTTTCAACGTATACTGACAGAGGATCTTATGCTACAGTAGCCTTAGCTGACTTGACAGATAGCAATATTAACAGTGGTACAGGTACAGGTCAGTTTGGTGGAACAGGTTTGGGTGGTGACTTAAGATACAGTCCAGCATCAACTAGAACTATTCCACTATCATTACAAGATAACGAAGCTGGTAATATTACAGTTGGTATTTCAACATTAAGAGCAAATGGACATGATTTTGATAAGATTGGTACAGGTGGTTTTAATACTACTAACTATCCAAGTATCATTTACGGTGAACCTACACAATCTGCAACACAAGCCAATGAAGTCAGTGAAAGAGGAAAAGGTAGAGTATTCTTTGCGTCAACTGACCAAGATGGTTTCTTTAGGGTAGGTAAGTTTTTCAGTGTTGACCAAGGAACAGGCACAGTTACTTTTGCGGCATCAATTGCTATCAGTAACTTGGATGGACTAGGTTTCAAACAAGGTGTAAGAATTACTGAATTCAGTAACGATGATACAATGTCTGATAAGTCACCAGATGCTGTTCCAACTGAATTTGCGGCAGAGGCATTTCTTTCAAGAAGATTAGGTTTTGATAGAACAGGAGGTGCATTACTTACTGCAAACACAATTGGTCCTGGTGCTGTTGCTAGAGACGGAACAACTCCACTTACGAATAATTTAAGTGCAGGTAGTTTCAAAATATTCAATCATGCTGATCCTACAAATCCACAAGATGTGACTACAAAATCCTATGTGGACGCAAGAACTCCATTCGGAACTGAAGCCATTGGTGCAAATACGGCAAATAGAGCCCTTAATGATTTACTTGTTTGGAATGGAAGTGCATACGATAATGCAACACCGGCAGGTGATGTATCTTTATCTTATAGTGGCAACGTAGTTACATTTTCAATAGTTGGTGGTTCAGTCGTAAACGCAGACATTAACACTAACGCCGGTATTGCTCAAAGCAAGTTGGCAATGAACGCGGCAACTACCAGAGCTAATGCAACAGGAATTACACAAGCTGATCTAGGATTGGTAGCATTCGACTCAGATGACTTTGCAGTTACTGACGGTTGGGTGACATTGGCTACAGGTGCCGTTGATTACGGGGACTTACCAACACAGGCACAAAATACTGTTATAGGTAAACTTACAGCAGGAACAGGTGCACCTACGGCAATAACTATAGATAGTTTAGTAGATGCTTACAGTAAATTTACAACAACAGGTGTTGCGAGTAGAATTGTTCAAACGGGTACTGACGGAAGTATTGATGCACAAAAATTTAAATTAGATAACTATTCAATCTTAGACCAAACTAATTTGACCATGACTTTAAAAACTCCAGGTCAATCAACAGTATTTAATACTGTTGGATCAATACCAAGTAATACTACAACAACTTTTCCTGGAACAATACAGATAGGAGACACAGACACAAGTCCTTCCTTCTTCCAAAAGAACAGTACGTTTGGTAGCACAACTGATGCAACACTTAACGAACCTAGAATTGCAACAGACTGGGTGTATACTTCATTTATTGAAGCACCAGGTGAAAAACTTTCTGCTTCTACAGGTATTGCCATAGGTGCAGGAACAGGATTTACAAATGCAGGTGAGATTGCAATTATTGCCAACAACAACGTTGCGGCGGCAGTGTTCACTCAAACATCAATGAATCCTTCTTCAAACAATGGATACAATCTAGGAACATCTAGTTTAAGATATGCAAACATTTACGCAACTGCTTTAGATGGTTTAGCTACAAGTGCCAAATATGCTGACTTGGCGGAAAATTACTTGGCTGATAATGCCTACGAAATAGGAACTGTTCTTGTATTTGGCGGTGCTGAAGAATTAACAGTAACTGATAAAAAAGGTGATAGAAAAGTTGCTGGGGTTGTTTCAGAAAATCCAGCACACTTGATGAACAGTGGACTTGAAGGTGAGCATGTGACTCCATTAGCATTGCAAGGTAGAACTCCTTGTAAGGTAATAGGAAAAGTTGAAAAGGGTGACATTATCGTTACAAGTTCAATAGCAGGTTACGGTATGGTAGATAACAATCCAGCAATAGGCACAGTGATTGGTAAGGCAGTTGGTACAAAGGACACAGACGAACAAGGCATTGTTGAAGTTGTGATAGGGAGAGTATAATGGCTATTCAAACTATAAACATAGGAACAAGTGCTAACAAGGGCGATGGAGATCCATTAAGAGTAGCCTTTGATAAAATTAACAAAAACTTTGCAGAGCTTGATGTTACAAACACAGTAAAGGATATCAAAGGATCTGTATTTGCAGATGATTCTACTTTGCTAGTTGATGCTGTAAATGGAGTAATACCAGGTTACATAAAACTAGACACTTTAAAGTCAACAGTAGCGGCAAGTACTGATTTTGCTGACTTTAAAAGTAGAATAGCGAATCTGACATAGAGAGGATGAATAATGGCAAATAGATTTCCAATTATAGTTGATAGAGACGATCAAAACAAACTTAAAGAATTACCAGCAGGTGATAATTTAGACTTAACAGGATCAGGAATAATTGGTGCTGGTAATATTGCGGCAACAGGATTAACTATCGGCGGAGTAAGCTATAACCCATTCAGTGGAAGTTACAACGATCTGACTGATAAGCCATTAACGGCGGCTAACACAGGCGAACTACCTGAAGGAACAAACTTATATTTTACAAATGAACGAGTAGATGATAGGGTTGGTGCAATATTACGTGAAGGTACTGGAATAGATATCGTATATGATGATTTAAATGGTACAATTACAATTACAAATACAGGTACAAGTAGTGGAGGCGGGGGTAGTTTACCTCCTGCTATAAATTTTGATGGTTTGGCAACAAACCAAGTTGTAAAATATAGTTCAACAGGTGGAGCAAATAATACTGCGGCATGGGTAAATGGATTTGTTAATTACAGTGAAATAATTGGAACACCAGGATTGGCAAGTGTTGCTTTAAGTGGTAGTTACAATGACCTTGCAAATAAGCCCAACTTGGTTGACGACATAAATGATTTGCTTGACGTTGATACTGTATCTAATCCTCCAAGCACAGGACAGGTTTTAAAATGGGACGGAACGAAATGGGCACCTGCAGATGATATTACGACAGGTGGTGCAGGACTTAATGCTGATACATTGGACGGCTTTGATGGTTCATATTATTTAAATTACGCAAACCTAACCAACAAACCAACATTGTTTGATGGACAATTCAGTTCACTTACGGCTACACCAACAACCGTTGCCGGTTATGGTATTACAGATGCACTTTCAAGTTCTGGAAGTTATGTTCAAAATGGTAGTGTAACTTTTAATACAGACGACGGTATAAAAATAGGAGGAAGTTCCACTCCTAGAATGCATCTTAAAATAGATGGATCAACCGTAATAGATAATTTAGTAGCACAACAAGATTTTGAAATAAGAGTAAAACCACCAAGTGGAATCTCAACCACAGCAATAAAGATAGATGCTGGGTCCGAAAGAATAGGCATTTTTAAAACGACACCAGGAAAAACACTAGACGTAAATGGTGATATACAAGCTACTAATTTTTATGGAAGTGGATCAAACTTAACCAATATTACATTAGATCAAGTAACCACATCAGGATCCGAAACAAATAATTCAGTTACATTAGGAAATGTTTCTCCAGGTGCTAATAGCACATACAATATAGGAACAAGCACATTAAGATGGACTAACGTCTATGCTGATAATTTATATGGAGCGGGTTCAAATATAACTGGTATAGAATTTTCTCAAATCAATAATGTATCTATTGATTACACAACGTCTACTATCACTAATAAACCAACTATTCCAACAAACACAAGTGATCTTACAAACGGTGCTGGCTTTATTACAGGCATAACGGGAGAAAGTATAAACAGTTTATCAGATATAAACATCACAAGTGTTACAGACGGGCAGGTATTAAAATACGATAGTTCTACTGCAAAATGGATCAATGGTACAGGCGGTACTTCCATAGGAAACTTTACTTTAAGTTCAAGCATTATTGATACAGACGACAGTTCACAAATTGTTATGACACCAAGCGTGAGAATGAGTAGTGACCTTACTGTTGACGGTAATCTTTCAGCACAAAAATTTACAGCAGATAGTTTTGAAAGTTCAGGAGTAGGAACGCCTCAAATAGATAGTAATAGTTCAATTGAACTTATTGCTCAAGATCAAGTTAAAATTACAAGTAGTCCTTTGAGATTAGCAAGTTTTTCTTCTACACAAAGAGATGCTTTAACATCAGCTAACGGTGACATGATATACAACACGACAACTAACAAGTTCCAAGGTTATGCCAATGGTTCTTGGGTAGACTTACATTAGGAGTAAAGTATGAGTGATTGTTGTACAAGAAAAAGAACCTGGAAGGACATTATGTTTTTGCCTATGGCAGTCACTTTCACACTAATAGGTTTTTCATTATTGCTTGGAATTGAGATGGGCATTGCTTACGCATTAGGATTAATATAATGAGTGAAAAAGAATACGTAGTTACATTGAACAAAGGTGTTGACTATGCACAATTTAATCAAGAAATGATTGCATCAACAGGAGCAGGGGATATCCCAAATAGAACTGTCGACGTTGCTGATGCAAGAGCTTTGTCAACTCGTAACACCCATTACGCACTAACAGACGCAGAAGCAGAATCTCTTAGAAATGATAACAGAGTAACAGATGTTCAACTACGCCCTCAGGACAGAGATGATATAGAAATAGGATATGATGCTGTACAGACAGCAAATTTTAATAAATCAACTTCTGATTCAGGGGACTACAGAGATTGGGGTAAGATTACTCATAGCTTTAAAGAGAACAAGTACGGGACAAGCACATCTTTAGGAGGCGATTTTAGCCGTCCTTATTCGATGGATGGAACTGGTGTAGACGTTGTAATTCAAGATAGTGGGCTACAGGTAGACCATCCAGAATTTTTTGACGCAAACGGCAATTCAAGAATGCAACTGATAGATTGGTACGCGGCTTCTGGTGTAACTGGTTCACAAAGCACCAATCACTATCGAGATTATGACGGCCATGGGACACATTGTGGAGGTACAGCAACTGGACTTAATTTTGGTTGGGCTTCTAATGCCAGAGTGTATAGTGTTAAGGTAAGTGGCCTGGAAGGTAGTGGAGATAGCGGCGGCATTAGCATCAGTAATTGTTTTGATGTAATCAAAGGTTGGCATCAAAACAAACCTGTGGATCCAAAGACAGGATACAAACGTCCAACCATTGTAAATGCCAGTTGGGGTTACAGTGGATCTATAGGAAGCAGTTTCAGTAACATATCAAGTTATGTCTACAGAGGTGCAAACTATAATTCAAGCACAGCAGGTTGGTCAAGCTCAACTACATATCATAGAGACACATATGGATTCTATCCATACTATAGAAGTTTTTCCTACCGGTATCCAGTAAGGATTGCAAGTGTGGATGCTGATGTTGAAGACTGTGTAGATGCTGGTGTGCATATCTGTATAGCGGCAGGTAATAACAGTTTTAAAATTGCAGACAGCACCGATCCTGATTATGATAATGTTATTTTTTGGACAAGTGGTAATAATTATTATCACAGAGGAAGTTCACCATTTGACACAGGAGCAATCATTGTTGGAGCAACTGACATGACTCCTCAGAATGCAACCACAGAAAGAAAAACAAGTTTTAGTTGCACGGGGCCAGGAGTGGATATTTTTTCAGCAGGCGAAAATATTATTAGTGCATGTAGCACTACAACAAGATTTGGTAACACACAATACTTTGGTGATTCAAGTTTCAAACAAACTAACATCAGTGGAACGTCAATGGCTTCACCACAGGTATGTGGAGTAGGTGCAATATACTTACAGGCTGATCCTAGCTTAACACCAGCACAACTAAAAAGCAAATTGCAAAACGACGCATTGGCAGTATTGAAAGACGAATCTAATGATGCCAACTATGGCGACACAACTGATATATGCGGTGGTTATAATAGAATGTTGTATAATCGTTACAGCAGAGAGATTCCATTCAAAAGCAATATATACGGTCTACAGAAAAAAAATAGGTAAATATATTATAAGGAAACACAATGGCAATACAAACTGTTAATATAGGTACAATAGCAAACGACGGAACAGGTGACGATTTACGTGAAGCCTTTGTAAAAGTTAATGCAAATTTCAATGAACTAGATCTTAGAGCACCTGAACGTACGACTGGTGCTAATTTAGGTAGTGCAGGTGAAGGTGTGTTTGCACAGTTATCTGGATCTGAAATGCAGTTTAAAAAGATTATAGGTGGCACAGCAGTTACCCTTGCTAGTGACGGCAACGCTATCACAATTAATTCAACAGCAACAGGATTGCCAGCAGTACAGGTTTTTGCAGACAACAACAACTTTACGTTAAATAATGCAAATACTGTCCTCACTTTGGCAGGTGGTAATCTAGTAACAACAAATCTTAATGGAAGCACAATAACCATAAGTGCTGAAACTTCGTTACTTACGGATACTAATCCTAGATTAGGTACCAATTTAGATGGTAATCAAAAAGAAATAATCAATACTAGCGATATCAAAAGTAATATACATGGAATAGATATTAGGCAGATGGATGGTGTACAGGAGTTTTTAACACTTGATATGGGAGGTATGGCTACTACAACTTTATCTAACACACTTGATTATTTGGCTCACAATCTTGTAATTGATTTTGACGACGGATCAAACACATTTACAGAATCTAACCAACCAACTGCAGATATGGGCATTCTTACCTAAACTAGCATATAGATAAATATGTATATAGGAGTTTTAGAATGTCTTTTGACCCAAGTACAATAAGTATATCTAATTTAGCAGGAAATTATCCTAGTCAAACTTCAATCTCTTTATTAAACGGTGTTTTAACTGTCACTTCTGATGGTGATCCTTATCCTGCTCAAGCAGGAACTAATATGATCAATGACGGAATTACCCCTAGAATTTTCAGTAGTAATCCTAATACAATTTCCGATCAAGAAACAACATTCGGATTTACTTACAGAGGAGGTAGTAATACAAGCAATCCGCAAGACACAAGTTTAGGAGCAATGGGTATAGCAGTCAATGGTGTGGTACTGTTTAATCCAAGTGCGGCTAGTGGTCCTTTGCCTGGCGGAAACGATATGCCAGCTCCTGGGTTTCATTACAATGCAGTGTTTAATCAAAATGCTTATGGCGTCGATTTAGCAGGAGGCCATCCTGAACAAAGTGGAGAATACCATTATCATAGCGGAGCATTTTTATATAATGCTTTTAATAATGTAAAAGTAACTGCTTCTAATTCTTATTTTAATACTTCTAGCTATAACGGAGATCATTATAGACATCCTGACGGACATAGTAAAATAGTTGGATTCTGTTTTGACGGGTATCCAATTTATGGTCCATATGGTTACACAATAGCAACTGATAACAATAGTGGAATAACGCAACAGCAAAGCTCATATAGAACAAAAACTAATGAAGCATCAGGCAGGCAATATTCTTACAGTTCAAAGCCAGCAGGAACATTTATAGAAGATTACGAATACATCGCTAACACTGGTACACTTGATCAACATAACGGAAAGTATTGTATTACTCCAGAATACCCTGACGGAACTTATGCTTACTTTTTAAGTTTTGAACAAAATGCGTTAACAACTCCTGTGTATCCATACATTTTTGGTCCACAAACAAAACAACAAAGAGAGACAGGGACAGTACCTCCTGCAAAAGGTTTATATGAAGATGATGTGTTGTGGACTGTCGAGTCAGGTCATAGCTTAGGTACGTTCCAGGAAAGCATTACACAAACTATTGCATTGCCTGTTAATAATGTAGATAGTCTAACAGTGATATCTGGAAACCTTCCCGGTGGATTGAGAATTCAAAACAACAATCAGTTAGTCGGTACTCCTTATGAAGTAAAAAGACAAACAACATTTTCTTTTGTCCTTAGAGCAAAAAAAGGAGTGAATGTTGAAGATAGAACAATTAAAATTACAATAGATGGCGCAGATGCTCCGACTTGGGTAACAAATGCAGGTTCACTTCCATTAGGACCAAATAACAGTTTTTACATTTTAGATAGTAGTCCAGTAGATTTCCAACTGCAAGTAATTGATCCAGACTTACCTGCAGGCGACAGTATTGAATATTATATAGGAGAAGGTGACGGTGAGTTGCCACCTGGTATATCTTTAGGAAGAACAACAGGTAAACTAACAGGTGTTACCGAACCAATCCTAGCTTTAGAGAAACGTGCAGGTACAGGATATTTTGATACAAACTTATATGGAACTTATCCTTTTGATTTTGGTGTAAAAAGTTTTAACGGATATGAAAGTTTTTACTATGATACAACCTTTTATGATTATGCTGTTGCAACACAAAGTCCAAAAAAACTAAATCGTTATTACGAATTTACAGTAAGTGCAAGTGACGGTGTTGTAATAGCTAGAAGAAAATTCCAAATTTACCTTGTGGGAGATGATTTTTTAAGAACTGATAATACTATAATGCAGATAGGCACAGGCTTGTTCACTGCTGATACAACATTCTTAAGAGCACCTGTATGGTTAACTCCTAGTGACTTAGGATTTAGAAGAGCAAATAATTATGTTACTCTATTTCTTGACGTATATGATCCAACAAGTAATCAAGGTATCATAACTTTTTCTGTTAAAAATTCTAATCCAGATGGTAGTGCTAGTACAGTACCTCCAGGTTTGACTTTGGATACTACAACAGGAGAAATAGCTGGACAGATACCTTATCAACCTGCTGTAACCAAAGAATATAAATTTACCATAGAAGCACTTAGACAAATTGGTAGTACAACAAATACAGCCACACAACTTTACCTAAATAATATAGGGGTAGGACAAACATGGTCTGGAAACGACAATGTATCTTTTGTTGATTTTGCAACCAATCAGTTTATAAGCACAAACAAAGAAACAGGCTGGATAGTATTCAATACCACTCCTGTTACATCAGCAGACGCAGGTACAGGCATTGATCAAAATGTAGCATACACCAGTAGTGGAATATTAGATAAAAATGTTTGGGTGGTTGTAGAAGGTAGAGTAGTTGCTACTTTTTCTGATAAGTCAGTAACAACGATAGACGATGGCACAACAGATTGGTTAAGAGATACCTTTATAGGAACTGCTAATAATATAGGATTTAGCACAGTAGACAATAATGGGCAAGTTACAGCTAATAAAGTTGTTACGATGTCGTTTTATAATTTTAAGAAAAGAACTACATCAGAAACAAATCAAATTGTTGCAAAGGATAAAACCTTTACAGTTAAGTTATTGGGTGAAGTAGAAAGTACAATAACTTGGAACACTCCTTCAGCACTTGGAAACTTGAGAGCTAATTTTGTATCCACTTTATCTGTAAATGCAACTAGCACAGTCCCCAACGCGGTATTGATTTATACATTATCAAGTGGTAAGTTACCTAATGGTATCACACTTGGAATTGACGGCCAGCTACAAGGAAAAATTAGGCAATTTGGATCAGCTGAAACACCTGGACTAACCACAATAGATAAATCTACTTCTGCTATGACGTTTGATGGTATTACAACAACTTTTGACAGAAGCTATACATTTACAGTAAAGGCAGAA